ATTCAAACAATCAATGGAGTGCGAATGGAACAATAGTTGTGGGGAATCCAGGTGACACCACTCCTGGATTTTTCTACAGCCCATCTACAGGATTGGCTGTAACAGGAAAAATAACAGCTACATCGGGGAAAATAGCCGCATTTGAAGTTCTAGGTGCTACTTTATACACTGGAGATTCATTTATTGGGTGGATAGCGCTTGGTCCAGTTGATGACGCAGCGTATGGTGGGGTTCCTGCTGGAGAAATATTGGTGGCTACCAGAGCCCCTAGTGACAACCATGAAGTTTATTCCAGTATGAGGGGGGAGAAATTTATCATTCAAGATCAAGATGCCCCTACTCGTTTCACTGAAATTACTAGAGATGGAATATCAACTAATGGAACAATATCTGCAGATTCTTTCATCGCTCCTTCTGTTGTGTACCCATATGCAGCAAATCAAATTGCATTTTATTGGGATGGTACTCAAATTTATGCAGTTATTGATGGTTCAACCCAGATATGTTTGACACATTGTGGTTCTGGAGCTGTTACAACTAATCCAGTTGACTCAGTTAACCCAGTTAACCCAGTTGACCCAGTTAATCCAGGTGGAGATTGCCCTGCCTGCTATGATATCGGTCCTTGCTGTCCTCCAGCTTATTGCGGAAGCGATGCTAAGCTTGGCAATTATTGTTTTTAATTTGATAAAAGAAAATCACCTATCCGCTATGGTATAATAAAAATAATTTAGAATGGAGATTAATAATGAGCAATTCAGAAGAAAGCAAAGTTTGGGAGCCAAAAGTTTCAACAGAGCCAGATAATGATTTTAATGACTGGCTAAATTGGGAGAATAGATTCGGTGAGTATGGGGAGCCAGGGTATGAAAGGCTGACACTCTCAGCAAAAGTCCCTAAGGTCTTTGGCAGCGATTCTCCTGTTGATCTTATTTTTACGCTTCTCCGAGGTGATGATGGTTTACTTCTTGCTGTTCATGCATCATACTTTGATGCTGATGGGATCCGACATCCGTTTGTAATGACAGTGCACCCTGATCACAGAGGAAAAGGAATTGCAACACAAATTTCCCTGCATCTAGAGGAAGAATTTATTGCAAACGAAGCTCATAGATATGGAATGACTCCAGCAGAATTTGCTGCGATGTCAAGAGCTGAGAGAGCGGCTCTGGTTGTGCCAGATATTTATAAAGATGTGACAGTGAATAATGCTGGCGCTGGTTTTCTTAATAAGCTTGTTGACCAATTTTACAATGTTGAAAAAGAATTTTAATAAAGAAAGAGTAATATGACAACACCGTATCAAGAATGGAAAAAAAACCTGGGCACAACAAGACCTTGGGATGTTGTGAATCCTAATGTAGAAAAAGTTTCTGATGATTTAGCTGACCAAAGATTTGCTATATGTCAAACATGTCCAAGTTTATTAAAAATAACTGTTCAATGCAAAGAGTGTGGTTGTTTTATGAAACTCAAAACTAAATTACAAAATGCAACATGCCCATTAGGTAAATGGTAAATGTCAGAAAAATTAGCCCCTGGAATACATGTTTATAATTTCCAAGAGATGTCTAATTGTTATGAAGTTATAAATACAAACATTAAAAATTTTTTTGAATATGGGAGGGTTGTTTCTAGTAATAAAAACCCGTATATGGATTTAAATTCAAGAAAAGTAAAAGTTTATTCTATGGGCAAGGCTTCATCATGTCATGAGGATGACCCAATAAATGTGTTTAAAAGAGATATTGAAAAATCAACTACTATTGCAATAGAGGACTATAGAGGAATCCACTTTATGGATAAATTAGAGAAAAAACATGACTGGGAAATCCTCAAATATGATTCTGGTGATTTTTTTAAAACACATATGGATGACTGTGCGGCTCACTCTAGAACTGTTTCAGCTATTGTTTATTTTAATGAAGATTATGAAGGAGGGGAAATTGAGTTCCCAAATTTTGATGTATTCTATAAGCCAAAATCTGGCGATGTGTTAGTTTTCCCATCAATTTTCACCTATGTTCATAATGTAAGAGAAATAACATCGGGAACAAGATATGCGGCAGTTAACTGGTTTTCTTATGCAAAACGCAGTATTTGAGGTATAATAGGTAAATGGCTTACGAAAATTACTCATTTGTCTCCTGGACAGACGCAACACCGCTCTCGTCAGACAGGATGGCGCAAATGTCTATGAACATAGAGCAAGTGCGTGATTATAACGACTCAAAACCAGCTGGCATACTTGAATTTGCAGAGCTGACAACAAATAATGTTGTATCAAATGTTGGTAGCAACGCTACTTCAATTATTGCACTTACAAATCCAGCTGGCGGTTCTGACCAAAGAGTAACTATTAATGAAAATCGTTACTATAAAGTAACAGTAGTATTTCCAGGGTTTACTGTATACAGCAAGGGCGCAGAAGATGCCGTGTTGACTCTGCAGGTATGGAAGGATGTGCAGTCAGGGTATGGTGCTACTACGCCTATTCAGGAATGGGTTTTTTCGCAATCTGCGCACATCTTCCATAACACAGCCAGTAACGCAAACATTGCAGCCAGCGGTCAAACATTTAAAGCAGATTACGGCAGATTAGCTGCTGGCACTTATAGCATATTCATGGAAAGCGCTGGTGGATTGAATGCTGAGTCATTCTCTGCATCAGTTAAGAGAACATTCGGCACATCGGGTAGCACCAATGCTCCTCAAATATCGGTTAACCCAACAGCTACGGAGAAGTTGCAATTGATTGTTGAAGATGTTGGCGCAAGCATCTAGTTATGAGAGAGCTGGCATCTAAAAGAAAAGATGTAGAGTGGGCGATTAGAAGCGTTTCTGGTGAACATAACCCTAATTACGGCGGTGGAAAGTATATTGACGATAAGGGATATATAAGAATTCTTAATCAAGACCATCCATATAATATTAAAGGTTATGTCTACGAGCATAGAACTGTTTTTGAGGCGTATCTGGGTAGACATTTGCAACCTTGGGAGACAGTGCATCACATCAATGAAATAAAAGTTGATAATCGTGTGAGCAATTTGTACTTGTGCACAGTGCCAGAACATAGCGCTGTCCATAGGGAAGGCAAGAAACCAAGTGATAGCCATCGTGAAAAAATGCGTGAGAACATGAATAAGCGCAATCAAGAAACACGAGAAAAAAAGAAGAAACAAACTCTAAGATAAACGATTTTTACACAAATCCCGTCAGATTTGGTGTACAATTAACCTTATGAAAATATGCGAAGCAAAAGGTTGCGACCAAGAGTTTGAACCAAATACAGCAAATCACAAATATGCAGACAAAGACTGTCGTAAGTCAATAGACAGTACTGGCATCTGCAAATATAGACGACAGAAAGGTTTATTTGAAGTGCCAAAAGATCCAATTACTGGTGAACAACCAGTTTCAGACCCAGAGTTGAGAGTTTCATTTACGAGACTTCAGCAGGAATATAACAAGCTAAAGACGAAGAGCGATGATTTGGCTAGTGCAGTTTATCAGGCTGTAAGAGATGACATGGCTGACAATAAGTACAAGCCAGTCCCAAAGCCAGTTCTTAGTAAGAAAAAGAACGGAGAAGAAGTAGCCGTTGCGGTCATTGCCGACTGGCAACTTGCTAAAATCACTCCCGATTACAATTCACAAGTGTGTGAAGAAAGAATCTACAAGTTTGCTGAGAAGATTATCAATCTTACTGAAATCCAAAGACAAGATCACCCAGTTCGTGAGCTTAGAATTTGGGCTCTAGGGGATATTATTGAAGGCGAATTGATCTTTCCAGGTCAATCGTTCCTAGTTGATGGTGGTCTGTACAGACAGATCACAGTTGATGGTCCAAGAATTCTTAAGAACTTTATTAACATCATGCTTGAAAACTTTGAAAAAGTTACATTTGTTGGTGTGATTGGTAATCATGGTTCAATTGGCGGTAGGGCGAGAAGAGATCACGACCCTGAGACTAACGGTGACAGAATGCTTTATCGCATTGCTCAGTTGATGTTTGAAAATGAAAAGAGAATTGAGTTTAAGATTCCTGATGGTCGTGGTGAGCGTCATTGGTACGCAATTGACAAGATTGGGAATTACAAAGCAATGCTCTGTCACGGCGATCAATTCGGTAGCTTGTCTTCATTCTACTCTTTCCAAAAGAAAGCGTATGGCTGGAAGATTGGTGCATTGAGTGAGGATTTTGATGATATCTACATTGGTCATTTCCATACACCAACTAAGATGACATTCAATACTGTCCAGTTGAGAATCTCTGGTAGCCCCGAATCTGTAAACACATATGCGGCTGAGGTGCTAGCCGCAGTTGGCAGACCGTCACAATCACTTTATTTCGTTCACCCAGAGAAAGGAATGGTAACAGCGGAGTATAACTGCTGGTTAGACTGATATGGCTAAAGCAACAGGGTTCTATTGTAGAAATTGCACTGGAAGAATGTTTACAGGGCAACAGTACTATGCATTTCAAAAGAATTATATTGATTTGACATGTATAAAATGCTCAACATCAATAGATGTTGAAGTAAGGAAGATAAACAAAATACTTGGTGCTTTAGGTTTTAAAAAGCTGGAGGAACGGTATGAACTTGCAGACCAAAATAGTCATAAATAAGTTTTATAAATATTCAAACACCATTGTTAAGGTTAAGAAAATTACAAAAAATCTTAATAAGATTTTAGTAACTGATTTAACAAGTAAACAAGAAATGGCTATGCCCTTTGAGGGGGCTGAGTTGATTATGCATAGAATTTATACAATTGGCGAGGTCGCAAAGATTGTTGAGAAAAGATCAGATACTATTCGTAAATATGAGAAAAAAGGTCTGATCCCCAGCGGTAAAAAATTTAGTGAATCTTGTGAAAGTTATAAAAATTGGCGGTATTATGATAGAGAGGATGTTTACAACATGGTATCATTCTTTAATAACAGAACACCAGGGAGACCTGTGTCTGATAAGAACATAAATGTACAAGCAAAAGTTATTAGAATATCCGAAAAAATAAAGATAGGAAAAAGGTAATATGACAACACCATTAAACGAAAATCAAGTTGAGCTGTGGGCTTCAGTAGGCATCACAAAGAACTTGGGTAACTACGAATCACTTCGTCTTGACGCTGGCGCAAGAGTAATTGCTTCCAGTATTGATGATGAAAAGTCTTGGAGTAAGTTGTGGGACTCAATTGACTCACAAATTGAAGCGAAGCTCCAAGAGCTTGACGCAGAGAAGTAATTGGTAAATTGGAGAAAAAAAGCACTTTGCGCTGAAGATAATAACAGCATTTATTGGTTTTCGTATAAACACGAAGATGTCCAGTATGCAAAAAACATTTGTCAATCATGTGAGGTCAGAAAAGAATGTCTGATCAATGCATGGGGTGAAGAAGTTATATACGGCGTTAACGGTGGTTACTCCGAATTTGATATACTATTAGCAACTTGGAAGAAAGCTAAAAAAGAAAATGATAGCAACTGGAACAGAACTGATAGAACACTTCAAAAATTACTGCGCAAAGCAGAATAAGCTGTTCATCCCCGACTCTCCACGGCAAGAGGCAGTCGCAGACTCTCTTGTTAGTTTCTATAAGAATGACAACCTTAGACTTGGGCTGGAAAGCTTTGTAAGAAGCAGACCAGGACCATTTTTAGTTTTTGATTTTGCAATAGAATCTAGATCGTTTGTAGAGAAAGCTCAGCTTGATAAGAAATCAACTGATAAATTTAAATCCATAGTGGAAGAAACTAAGAAGAGAATGGAGACAGAGTGAATTACGAAGTAAGACTTCTAAATTCTATCGTTGATACCCAAGACTATGTAACCGCTGTAAATAGCGGTGTTGAGAATGTATTTTTGGAGTATAGAGATGTTTGGAATTTCATAGTTTCTCACTACGAAACGCATAGTAAAGTTCCGTCAAAGGAAACAGTAAAACAGCACCATCAGGATTTTGAATTTATCTCAACACCTGAACCGTTGGCTTACTATGTTGATGAAGCAAAGAAGGAATCTCTGTCCTACCAGACTAGAGGCATTGTTGCGAAAGCGCATGGGTTGATTAACGAGTCTGGTCCGAAAGAGGCGCTGTCATTTTTGATGGAAGAGACTTCAAAGCTTTATAAGTTTTCATCAAACTTAAAAGACACCGATCTTGCTGGGGAATGGAAAGACCGAGTTAGGGATTTGAAAGCTAGGTCTCTCAATCCTAAAGCAATTGCTGGCATTCCTAGCGGTATTGATGTTATTGACAAGGTGTTCGGTGGTTGGCAATCGGGTGACTTTATCGTTCTACTCGGTTGGACTGGCGTTGGTAAATCATTCATCGCAAGACTATTCGCTGTTAATGCGTGGAAAGCGGGCTATAGACCGTTGATCATTTCTTTGGAAATGAATAAGCAACAAGAAGGTCAAAGACTAGACACATTGTTGAACAATGGCGAAGGTCATTTCACCAACACGGACTTGATCAAAGCCAACCCAGGGATTGTTGATGGTTACGAAAAGTGGGCGCAGGCTACTTTTGAAGGTAAGCACGCTATCCATCTTGTTACATCAGAAGGGCTTGAAACAGCAGATCAAAACATGGTGCAAGCAAAGATTGATCAGTACCACCCCGACATGGTTATTCTTGATTATCACAGCTTGTTTGATGATTCAAGCGGTGCCAAGAATGAGACAGAGAAAGCCAAGAACCTTTCTAAGGCATTTAAGCGTATTGCGGTAAAGAATGGTATCCCTATCATAGATGTTGCTGCAGTAACAATGGCTGACGGTCACTCAGAGAGACCGCCAGAGCTAGAGGAAGTTGCATGGAGTAAGCAGTTGGCATATGACGCTGACCTTGTTCTTGCTATCCATAGAGAGTTAGCATCTGATTTATTCCAGGTGGTATCAAGAAAAGTTCGTAGAGCATCGCACTTCGGTTTCTACCTTAGATGGAATCTAGAAACTGGTAAGTGGGTAGAGGAGTGGGACATTTAATGAAAGCTGTAGTCAAAGGTGAAGTCAAGGATATTGAAACTCTTAACAGACTCAGACCTTGGATGGAGGATGAAGCTCGTAAAAAATATGGCAATTTTGATAAAACAAGATTGATTACTGACTATGATGCTGGTAGAGATGTCTACAAATTCAAATTTCTTATCTAGTTCTATTGAAGAAGAGATACTATCGTTATTTAATAACTATAATGTCTCAATTCAAAGCGCTAATGGTGAAGAGTTAAATGTCTATTGCCCATTTCACAAGAATACACATAGCGCCGCTATGTATATCAATGTTAGAACTGGTCTTTGGCAGTGCTTCAATCCGTCATGTGGTAAGAAAGGTAACTTTAGGCAGTTATATTTCAACATCACTGGTAAGTCGTACAGTAAACACATAGATCTTGATAGCCATAAGCTTGATAAAGAGCTGAATAGTTATAAGTATCAGGTGGATGATGTTAAAGAACTATCAATTGATAACCTAGTATTGGATTACGAAACGCAATCTGATTTGTTAAGAACAATGATTGAGCGTGGTTTAGAGATTGATACAATGAGGCACTTTGAAGTTGGTTTCTCAATTGAAAAGAATCGTGTAGTTATCCCAGTAAGGTCTCATAATTATGAGCTGGTAGGTCTTATTGGTAGAGCTATAGAGTCAACTCAACAGCCTAGATATTTGTACAATAAAGGCTTCAAGCGAGCAGATGTATTGTTCAATATTCATAATGCTAAAAACCATAATTCAGTTATTGTAGTTGAAGGTAGCGTAGATTGTATGTTTGTACATCAAGCTGGATACCCAAATGCGGTAGCAACTCTTGGGGCTGCGGTGTCAAAAAATCAAGGTAATATGATAAGAAGATTTTTTGATAAAGTTATCTTGTTTTGCGACAATGATGATGCTGGTATGGCAATGAGATGTGCTATGATAGAGATGTGCCGAGGCAAAGAAATCTCGGTAGCAAGAATCCCCGAAGGAGTTAAAGACCCTGCGGAGATGACTAAAGAACAAATAGCAGAAGCTATAAACAACAAAGAAATAATCATATAGGAGACAAAACATGTCATTTCAATCATTAAAATCACTAAAAGACTTGGAAAAGTCAGTAGCAAAACCAGGTGCGTCAGCAGGACCAAAGAAATTCTTTACGGTTCAAGCTGGTCAATCGTACCGCATTCGCTTCCGTCAGGAATTGACAGAAGATTCAACAAACTATGATGAAAATATCGGGACAGCAATTAATGTTCCAGTTATTACATCGCCAATCAACTGGAAGTGGAGAGTTGCTTCTACTGCGGGATTTGAAAAGTTCAATTACCGTTGTTGGGGTACAGAACAAGCAACCGTTGATAAGGCTTGGAGACCAAAGCCCCATCTTTTGATTAATATTGCGGTGGAAATGGAACCAGGTGTTTGGGAACCACGAGTTCTTGACACAACATTTAACCAACGCCATATTGGTCTTACACTTATTGAGTACGCAAAGGAATTCGGTACGATTACCGACAGATTCTACAAGTACTCACGAACAGGATCTTCAGCGTCTGATACAAACTATTCATTGATTCCATTGGACTCTTCACCAGAGCCAAAGCAGATCACTGAATTGCCAATGCATCAGCTAGACACTGTTTATATGATGCTTCCATATGAGAAGCAACAAATGTTCCTCACCACTGGTGAGATGAAAGATTCCTGGTAATCATTAATGAATCGGGGAGGGCGAAAGCCCTCCCCTTTTTTCATGCTCAAAAATATGTAATTGGAGAAAAATGGAATTCGTAAACACATCAATTGTTTTAGATTTAGACGGTGTAATTGCCGACATAGATACGGCAGTAGCTGATTATCTACTTTATAACCACGGAGTTACTGATGAAGATTACGGGTCGTGGTTTACATCAAACACAACAGATGAAAACGCTCTGAAAATATTTCAAAATAATTTCTTTTGGAAAAACATGAAACCTTTTGAGGATGCTTTCTTTCAAGTGAATCATTGGTTTAGTCTTGGCATTGATATAAACATTGTAACGGCTAGGAGACAACCAGCCGCTGTAGAGGAAACAGTGCCTTGGCTTGATATGTGGAGAATAAATACAGCAAAGCCAATGTTCTCGGAATTTGGGAAAAAGATTGATATCATCAAAAATATTGATCCACTATTTGTAGTGGAAGACAATCCACACGAAATAAAAATATTACAAGAGCATGGAATCAAGTGCTACTTGCGTGCGGCGTGGTACAATCAAGATTATTGGAACAAGATGGACACGATTGAATCGTTGTTTGAAATTGATTTGGAGAACCTGTGACGGATTTCGTTCACTTACATTGTCATTCTGAATACTCGTTACTAGATGGAATGTCAACACCAGAAGAGATAGCAAAAATTACAAGCACCAACGGTCAAGTAGCTGCTGCTATTACAGATCACGGGACAATGGGCGGGGTTCTGAAATTCCAGGATGCTTGCTTGGCTAATAATGTAAAGCCATTGTTTGGTGTAGAAGCTTACTTTGTACCGTCTATTGAGTCCGACAGTGAAGACAAGAGTGAGCGCTTCCATTTAATTTTGTTGGCTAAGAACAATGACGGTCTTAAGAAACTGTTCAGGATGAATCAAAAGGCTTGGGGAGACAACTTCTACTATAAGCCTAGAATTGATTTCAACTTGCTGGAAGAGCTTGTTGATAATGATGTAATCTCATTGTCGGGTTGTATGGGTAGTGCTATTTCTAAGGCTATTGATGTTGGCGATATGGACAGAGCGGCTCAGTTGTCCGAAAGATTTATAAAGATATTTAAAGATGATTTCTACTTTGAAATTCAATCCTGGAACCCTAAGCATATAAATGACGGGTTAATTCAATTAGCAGACACCTATAACCGACCTGTACTAGCTACTGCTGATTGTCATTTCCCCAGTCGTAAAGACAAGGGCTGTGAAGAGGTCTTACTAATGCTCTCACAATACCCAAGCCTATCAGCCGCAGATCAACGCCATGCTAAGGACCATGCTGATTGCTTGCATAACCCATCCCTTGATATGGTGGCAAAAATCAACAATATGTATCCTAACAGGCATCTTAGGTTTGATGATATTAACCCGTATGTGGCTGGTGCTGATGAGGTGGCTTCTTGGTTCAAAGATGCTGGCTACGACAGAATTGACATTCTGGAAAATACGATGGAAGTTGCGGAGAAGTGTACGGCTCGGATGGAAAAGCGGAAGAACCTGTTGCCGAAGTATATGAAGTCCATGAACTCGGATGATTACTTGGCTGAGATTACAAAGTTCCGTTTGCAAGAGCTGGGGATTAATGATGAAGTTTATGTGAAGCGTCTTGATGAGGAATTGGGCATCATTAAGCAACTCGGCTTTGCTGATTACTTTTTGATTGTATGGGATTTGGTGAAGTGGGCTGACAACAACGGCATTGGTCGTGGTACGGGTCGTGGGTCTGTTGGCGGTAGCGTCATGGCGTTTTTGTTGGACATTACGCAAGTAGATCCAATCAAATACAATTTGTTGTTCGCTCGCTTTATTAATCCTGAGCGTAACGACTATCCCGACATTGACTTGGACTTTGAGGACAAGCGCCGTGATGAGGTTAAAACTTATCTTGCCACTCGCTGGGGTAAAGATAATGTAGCGGCAATTTCTATCTATGGTACTTTTAAATCAAAGAGTGCGGTTAAAGATGTTGCGAGAGTGCTACAAGTTCCCTTTGCCGAAATCAACTCGGTCACACCGTTTTTTGAAACCATTGATGAGCTTAAAGCCACCGAAAAGGGCAAGGTTTTTATCAAGAAATATCCCGATGTTGTACCGTTGGCATCAAGGTTGGAAAATCGCATTCGTACCGCTGGAGTCCATGCGGCTGGAATGGTGGTTTCCTCCGTTCCGTTGACCGATGTTTGCCCCGTTGAATCTCGTAAAGACTCGCAGGGTGGAGACCGTTCGGCTGTTACGGCGTTCGCTATGGAAGATGCCGAAGCCGTTGGGCTTATTAAAATAGATGTTTTGGGTCTAAAGACCGTATCTGTGATTAAAGATTGCTTAGCAAAGATCCAGGAGCGTCTGGGAGTGGATGTGAGGGCTCAATCGCTGAAGCTGGATGACCATAAAGTGTTTGAAAACTTCAATAATATCAACACCGTGGGTATCTTTCAGGCTGATGCGGCTGCTTATAGAAACCTCATTGAAAGAATGGGTATTGACAACTTTAATGACCTTGTTGTATCTAACGCATTGGTTAGACCTGGAGCCTTGCTTTCACAAGGGCAGAAATATATTGATTGCAAAAAGGGAGTCGCTAAGCCTAGGTACCCTGACGAAGTAGTACGGGAAATCTTGGAAGAGACTTACGGTACTGTAATCTTCCAAGAGCAACTCATGCAAATGGCTGTGCTACTTGCTGACTTTACTTGGTCGGAAGCTGACTCATTGCGTAAGATCATTGGTAAGAAGCGAGATGCGGCTGGGTTTGATAAGTACAAAGAGAAGTTTGTAAATAACAAGTATTTAACTCCAGCGCAATCTGAAAAGATTTGGTCTGAGTTTGAAATGTCAGCGTTATATATGTTTAACAAATCACACGCTGTTGCTTACTCACTCATGTCGTATCAGACAATGTGGTTGAAAATCAATTATCCTCTTGAATTCATATGGGCGCTTCTTTACAATGAGTCTGCATCTGACAAGATCACCGCTTACTTGATGGAAGCACAGAGGCTTGGATTGAAAATCTACGCTCCTGATATTAATAAATCAGAAGAGTTCTTTTCAATGTCACTCCCAGGTGAAGACGAAGGGATTCGCTTTGGTCTTGCCAATGTCACTGGATGCGGTACTAGTGCGATCAAAGAAATTACAACTAAGCGACCATTCAATTCATTTGAAGAGTTTAGTCATAAGTGTTCTAAGTCGGCTGTTAAAGCTCCGCTTAGAGAGAACTTGGACAAAGTTGGTGCGTTTGAATCAATCGGGCATGTATCGCAGTTTGATAATGAAAAGTACTACCTGCCAATTCTTGGGTTCCCAATTGCGGCTAATCAGCACAAGACTGCTATTGATGAGTTCGTAGAGAACGCAGATGAATTCCATGAAACAATGTCAAGCATTACTCTCATTAAAGCTGTAGTGCGCTCTACAAAGAAAGCTACTGGCTATTTGCGGGTGGAGTTTGAAGATCACTCAGGCTCTTGCACTGTGTTTGGTGAGCGCAACACTGAGCTGGCACAGAGGGACTATGTGTATGCGTTGATTGGCGATAGA